GTATTGGAAGAATAAAATGAGTAAATATGTAGGGACCGCCGCAAGTGTGTGTCTTAATCCTAAAAACCCTGGTTCATGCTTAAATTTGAGGGTATATAAATGTAAAGATATATGTAATTTTGTTAATAATAGTAAATATGATTATTATATGAATAAATCAAGGATAAGTTTATAAGGAGATATATGGGATATAGTAAATATAATGAAGATCAAATAGAAGAATTTATTTCTACCGCCGATGAAATGGGCCTTGGGCCAGCAATCCGCTATTTAGGCTATCCAGGCTCTTATCATACAGCCAAGAAGTTTTATACACAAAGAGGATTAGATCTTCCTACCCCCGATAGTTTGGCGGTACTGGCAAGAAATTTAGGTATATTTTATACTGATAAAGAAAAGATAGTAGCAGCACAAGCAGTATTAGATAGATGCTTTGAAAAACTAATGGAAGATAGTCTTAATAGTGAAGAATTAAATAAATTATCAAATGCTGTTCATAAAGCAATACAAACTATTAATCTAATAGAAGGAAAATCTACTAATATTAATGAAAATAGATCTAAAGATGGTACAGATCTAGCATTAGTTGATATGATTAATGAAGCAAAGATTAAAAATAATGAAATGAAAGAAAGAATTATAAATAAATCTATTGACAAGGTAAATAATATATGATAGGGCAGGGGTACCCAAACGTATTATTAATTTTAAAAACAAAATTTTCGCTTCCCCAGACAAATATTTTTAATAAAAATGAAATCCTAGGGGTTTTATGACTCCAGACATGATAACTGCTATAGGGGCAATAGTTCTTGGCATTTTAGGTGGTTTTTGGGCCTTTATGAGGTATCTGGTGACCAAGTTCTTATCAGAGTTAAAACCTAATGGTGGTTCTAGTTTAGTTGATAAAGTAGATAGATTAGAAAAAAGAATTGATGATATATATATTATATTAATTGAAAAGAAAACTAGGAGAAAATGAGAGCAGAAGATATAATATCAAAGGTTCCAGTTGAACTATTAACTGTCAAAGAAGGCAGAATAGAATTAACTAAGTATGATCCTTTATTATTTGCTTTAGTTTATTTGCCTCATCATTTAAAAAATTCTAAGAATGAGATTACCCTTTCCGAGTTCCATGTTGATTTAGCGGAGTTTGGGAAATCTTGGATAGTCCCGCCGACTTATCCGAAGCAACATAGGGATGCGTTTATTGCCCCTAGGGAATCTGGAAAGAGTACATGGGTCTTTCTAATTCTTCCTTTGTGGGCTGCTGCTCATAATCACGTAAAGTTTATTGCAGCCTTTTCAGATGCTGCTTCCCAAGCCGAAACTCATCTGCTAACATTTAAGAATGAATTGGACACTAATGAATATTTACAAAGCGATTATCCAGAGATGTGTAAGCCTAAGATGGTATCTACAACAGGTAGGGCGTTGGCTAACAACTCATGGAGAATTGTCCAATCAAATGATTTTATTTTTGATGCTAATGGTATTGATACTAACTCATTAGGTAAAAAGGTATTTGGTCAAAGACCAGATCTTATTATTTTAGATGATATTGAAAAAGGCGAAAAGAACTATTCTGAGTATCAGGCTGGACAACAGTTAAATACAGTCTTTGATGATATTGCTCCTATGAACATATATTCTAGGATGATTTTTGTTGGAACTACAACTATGCCTAATTCTATTATGGATCAATTTAGAAAAAAGGCTGAAGGTTTTAAAGAAGCAGAATTAGGATGGATAACTGATCAAAATGTAAAAGTTCATTATTATCCAGCAATTATGCAAAATGAAGACGGTTCTGAAAGGTCTGTTTGGGAAGAAAAGTGGACTTTAGAATGGCTACAAAGCCAAAGACATTTAAGAGACTTTGCTAAAAACTATATGAATAAACCAGTTAACTTAGATGGTAACTTTTGGGCTAATGAAGATATAATTATAGAAGAAGCAGAAGAGTATGGAAATACTATTATTTCAGTAGATCCAGCAGTAACTAAAAACAAAGTTTCTGATTATACAGGTATAGCCGTATTGTCAAGAGGCATAGATGCTTTAGGTAATGAAAACATTTACATAAGAGATGCTCAACAAGTTAAATTGTCACCATCTGATTTATGTGAAAAAATAAAAGACTTGGCAAAAACATATGATGCAGGATTATTATATGTTGAAACTAACCAAGGTGGAGATCTTTGGCAGGATGTGTTTAAAACTATTCCTATTAAATATAGATCAAAACATCAAAAGTTGTCTAAACAGATTAGGGCTGGAAAAGCCTTAAACTTTTATCAACAAAAGAAAATACGACATAATGCTCATTTTCCTGCATTAGAAGAGCAAATGTGGTCTTTTCCAAAAGTGTCACATGATGACGTACTTGACGCTGTAGTCACAGGAGTATTGTATTTCCTAGACAATAAAGCAGTAAAAGTAATAGCAAGACAATTTAACTATTTAAGGAGTTAATATGACAGATATAAAAAATGCGTTAGAAAGACTTATAGATCGTAGAAACGAATATAATCTTGCTCACGTTTACTATGATGGAAATCAAAAAGAATTGTTTCCAAACCAAAAATGGGCAACTATTTTTAGAACAACCGCTAATCATTTTAGATTTAATTTTACTAGAACAGTGGTTGATTCAGTTTTAAATAGGTTAGAAATTGCTTCAGTTTTAGCAACAACCGAAGAAGCAGATCAAATTATTAATAGAGTTTGGGAATCAAATGATTTAGTGTTAGACGCTAATGAAATTCACAAAAGAGCATTAGTTTATGGAGATGCTTATGCAATTGTATGGACAGATGAAAATGGAGAAATTCAAATAAATTACAATTCTCCATTAACAACCGTAGTCGTATACGATACAGAAAATCCAAGAATAAAAAGATTTGGTGCAAAGATGTGGCAACATTCAGATCCATATGATGCTTTTAATAATAAAGTAATTAGATTAAATATGTATTATCCAGATCGTATTGAAAAATATGAAGCATATGGAGAAGTAGATACAATAGTTTCATCAACAGCATTTACTTTATTAGAAATTGTTGAAAATCCATGGAACGAAGTTCCAGTATTTCATTTTAGAACATCAAAACAATATGGAAGACCAGAACATTACGATGCTTATGGACCACAAGATGCTATCAACAAGTTAATCATTACACATATGAATACAGTTGATTATCAAGGTGCACCTCAAAGGTACGCACTTGCTGGTGGGGGAACAAATGAATCAGAAATTGTTGATTTTGACGAAACAGAAGAAGCGGTTAATGTTGGAACATTAAAAAATGGACCAGGAGAACTTTGGTACCTTAAAGGTATAACAAGAGTTGGAGAATTTGCTCCAGCAGATCACAAAGTGTTTACTGAGCCAGTTACAGAATACATTAAGGCAATGGCTTCATTAACATCAACACCTATTCACTATTTTGATAAAACAGCAGGACAATCTAGTGGTGAATCTTTAAGAACAGCAGAAGCACCTTTAATTAAAAAAATACAAGATAGACAAATATCTTTTGGTAGTACATGGAGAGATTTGTTTAGATTTATATTAAAAATTGAAAATCTAGAATCTGAAATTATGACAGGTAATTTAGATGTTCAAATTAAATGGGTTCAACCAGAAAGTTTAGATACTTTAGACTCATGGGAAGTAGCAGTTAAAAAACGTGTTGTTGGAGTATCTTTGCAACAAGTTTTATTAGAGATGGGCTATGATTTAGAAGTAGCAAATAGAATTGTTGAAGAAGCAGATGCTGGATTAATGTCTCAAGGCATGAATGCTAGTAATATTGCTGCTCAACAAGCAGGGCAAAGAATAGAATAAGAGGAAAATATGGAAGAAGAAGTAAATATAGAAAATATGGTTTCTACGGAGATTAAAGATCCTAAAAAGGTTCTTGATGCTTTAGATAGAGCCAAATCTGATGCTAAAAAGTTCAGAGAAGAAAAAGAAGAACTAAAAAAACAATATGAAAAAGCAGTTGTTGAATTAAATGATTGGTCTGCAGAATTATTAAAAGAAAGGGTATCTAGAAAATTAGAAAAAGATGGATTACCTAATGCAGATAGATTAT